ACTTGGACCGCCCAAAGTGGCAAACAGCTCATGTCTTGTTTTAACCCAAACTATGAAGATTTTGATAGATTAGCCAGTGAGAATAATTTAAGCCATTGGCATGAATATACACCAGAACGTAAAAAACAAATTTACAGACGCTTTATGAAGTATGCACCGTACGTAACAGGAACTATAACAATAGCGAGTATCCTTGCACGTATTGGTTTTGCATGCTTAACAGGCGAAGATTTACCAATTGATATAGAGTTATACGCTCCACAATTTCAACCGCAGTCGGGTTTAATAAGTGGAGTGAAATCATTTGCCACAGGCTTGTTAGATTCGGCTACTACCGGAGTGAAGAGTGTAGTGAATGATGCTATAGATTCAGGACGTGAAATTATTAGAGAGTATACTGGCCTTCATAACCCCAATATACCTCAAGTTCAGGAACGTATTATAACCACACAGACCAATTTTGTTAATAACACAGATTGTCCACAGTTTTTTGAAAAGTTAGATCCTTTTGTAAAATTTAACCGTATAGTGAAAGAGCCAATATTTGGTTCGGATTTGGATGAGATGGCTATTTCTAATATTACAACTAAGAAACAATTGATAGGAACATTTACAGTTAGCGTCAACGACGGAGTGGGAACTATGAAATGGGCTCGACCTATTTCACCTTTCCAAGGTGGCGTCGAACAGGCAACAGATGGCAGAATGTGCTATAATAACTTGGAGTTGCTGCATTCTATGAGTAGAGGATGGAGAGGGTCTATGAAACTCACCATCCAATCTGTAATGAATAATAAACAACAATGCAAACTTAAAGTGATTAAGATGTACAATCCTTCGGTTAAAATAGCCGCATCCTACCCCGAGTATAAGAGTGTAGTCAATGCACCGACTCACTTATTAGAATTCACAGAGGGAGGCCAGGAGCATGAAGTTTCTTTACCTTATTTGTGTCGCAATGATATTACACCTTGCGCAACGAATACAGATACAGAAGCTCTGTTCCATGGCATATATTATATTTACGTGGCTCAACCTTTAGTTATATCAGATTCTTCACCAAACACTATTGAATTTAACATCTTTTTATCCGGTGAACCTGATCTAACTTTTTATGGTTATACAACAGCCACTAGTTATCATAGCAGTTTTGGCGTGATACCTACCCCTCAATTCGCATCACAACCCGTTAAAGTAGGTGCCAATCAACCTAAACAGAATTTTGTCTCAGTAACTCGCATTAAACCTAATATAGCTTTTTACAGATATGGAGAGAATAGAGAGCTTACGTTGTTGCATTTATTTGTCGATAGTGTTAAACATAAGAATTACACTATGGATAAGTCTAAGTGGACTGACGTACAAAGAAGTGAATTTGAAGCTTATCGAAAAGTAAATATGAACGGCCTTGGCGATACTATACACAATAATTGGACAGCCGTAAGAGAGGCTATTGGTGATGATGATGCATTCCAAGCTATAATTAAAACATGGACTTATGATAATTCTACTAAATGCATTAGTGCTGATGTGAGCATGTTGAAAACGCACCAGATTCTTAAATTGAAGAAAGTTATGAGAGTTCATGAGCCGCATTCTTTTTTACCTCAAAGCGGTACTATTAAAGTCATGAATGAACCTCAAGAGCAATCGCATACAACTAGAGTAGACACCAAACTTCAAAATTTAACTCATATGACAAGGCTTATGCCATCATTAGACATAAGACATTTCCTAAGAAGAATGTACAAGTCGCAAGTGTACACTTCAAGTTTAGATCCTAATAACACTGTTAATACAGCAGTGCCATTATCAACATTCTTAGGAGAAAACCCATCGTTATGGAATTACACACCAATAGAGACGTTTAGCCGTATGTATTATGGCAAGTCTCCAGGTTTCAAGTTTAGATGTTTAATATCGTTATACAACATTAATTCGGAGTCTATATCAGATGTTGATTTATTGAGTCTGCGTTTATATTATATACCGCAAAACTTAAATGCACTTACCAACAGCAAAGTAGTAGCTTCTGCTTTGCCTAATGTCAACGCAGTCCCATCACCATTAAACCCATCAGACGGTACCCCTTTACCTTTTCAGATAGTGAGTAAAGAATCAAATAGTACTCACGCTATATATGAATTTTCTGTACCCGATACATCCTTTTATAAATTCATGGGTGGACCAAATAAGTTCTACAATTTTGACAGTAATGCTACACCAATCAATGTAGCGCAATCGGATTTTGGTTCAGTTTTGTTTCAGTTCTCAAATTTATCACGTGAGAAAATAGCTAATTTCTCATTTGAGCTGTTTGTAGGGCTTACCGACGAAACCAGATTTGGTTATCACGCCATAGCACCACCTTTTGTGATTTTTAAGAGTGGAGCCACTTATCTAGGAACTAATACCGCGTCTTCGGACCCAGCTCCTTCTGTCCTTAACCCATTTATTTATAGGGGTGGTTACCTATAAAAATAAAAATAACACCAACGCAATTACTCGTTTGTAAGTAATTAGTTTGATACGCTTAAGATATCACACCTGCTAATGGGGGTGTATAAATATACCATTAGCAGGCAATGCCG